TTCTCCCCCTTGGTCGATCAAGGATCTTCGTCATGGGATCGACGCCTATGGAGTGAAGAGCGATGTTCGACTCTTTCACACGGCTTTCCCACTCGTGAAACGACTTCCAATACGCCTTCTGGTTCTTGCCCTGAAGCGTCGCCACAAACCCATCGGTGAGCTTGCAGAAATGCACGTAGTCGAACTCAAGCCTGACGCCCGGCATCGAATCGGCCCTCGCAATCTCAGCCTCATTCATGCCTTCCGTCACCTTGAATACCTGTTGAAGCTCCTCCATGTCGGTCGGAGTCTCCACCGTCGCCGTCTTTGCCACCTTCGCCGCAGTTGCTTTTGCCATCCTTGCCTCTCCTACTGAATGTAGCCACGGACCCTCAGAAGGTCCTCAAGGTCCATGCCTTTGCGCTTCGCCCCAGCCTCCAACTTCGCCTTGGTCGCCGCGTCAGGAAGCCTCACGCTTCGTTTCGCGTTGGTCGTGATCTGCGGCGTCGATCTTGCCTCACCACTCACATGAGCGGCCGGTCGGGCATCGGCCTTCGGCTTCGTCGGGTCAATCCCAAGCTCTTTGAGCTTCGCCTCAACGGCCTTCCCAACGCGGTCGTTTACCGTCTCTTCCTCGATCTCGGCCTGATGCTTCTGTCTTACGGCAATCCACGCTCTCTCGTAGATATCAGGCGCGAGTTGCACTTCTGGGGACTGCTGCGCCACCAGGGCATCGACTTCGACCTTGTACTTCTTGAAGTGAGGGTCCTTGGCCTCAAGAAGCTCTTTTCGGGTCGTCGCAAGCGCCGAGGAAAGCCCTCTCAGCATCGGCCCATACTCCTGCTCCGCGACGAGCTTATTGTATCGACGCAAGACCGCGGCGCCCTTCTCCTTGTCGAAAATCTCATCCGCGTGCTTCTCGAAGTATTCCTCGGGCGTCTCACTCGGCGCATTCACGGGCGTCTGGACGACAGGCGCGGGTGCTTGCAGTTTCGATGCCAGTCCCTCCAGTCCCGCCTTCACGGCACTCGCGCTGTCGCTTTGACGCTTCAGAGTCTCGAACTCCTCGGGCGTCATCGTCACGACTTCAGCGGTCTTCGGGGGCTCAGGCCCTACGTCGATCTGAAGGGTGTCGTCAGTTTCTTCATCGGGCTCGGGTGCGTTCTGAGGCGCTCCCATCGCCGCGTTCTCGGGGTTCGTCGGAGAGAAATCAATCTGGTTCTTTGCCATCGCCATCCTCCGAAACGTCAAGCTTCGCCAAATCCACGATCATGTTATGGGCCGAGAGATACGCCTTCGCCTCTCCCTGTTTGATCCGCAGATCCCGGTCGCTTGTCGTCTCACTTTCCAACGCACCCTTCGCATCCTCAAGCCCCTGGACAAGTACGAGCTTCAGCATCTCCCAATACTCACTGTCCAAGAGCCCCCGGGCCAGCTCCCGCATTCGCTTGAGGAATGCCTGCTCCTGGCGCTCCTCCTCCGACTGCTCTTGGCCCTCCTGGGGCTTGGCCTTGGACATTAGCTCCGATAGCCTGAGCCCCCGGTCCTCCAAATCCGGCATTCATGCCTCCATTCTGATTCCTTATTGCATCCAGGGCTTTCATCTGTTGGTCATTCTGCGCTCTTAGCATCTGAATGAGCTTTTCGTACTTGCTCACGTCTTGTAGGTAGTTCTCCGTGTCGGTGAAGTCCGCAAAGGTGTAAATCTCCTTCAAGAGGTTCACACTCCCGACGTAAATCTCAAGCAACTGAGCCCACGCATCGGGCGCAGCCATTCTCAACTGCGTTCCCTGTGGGCCAAAGACAGCCTGACTCAACTGCACCAACTGGGGTTGGGCTTGGAACGTCAACTCGGCAAGCTGAACGACCGTGTCCTTTCTCGCCTCATAGGAGTGTTCGATGTCGGTGGTATAGATTTCAAACTTGAAGCGCCTCGGCACGTCCGATATGTTCATCGAAAGGATTCGGTCTAGCCGCGTGATGTCGTCATCGCTTAGGCGTTTCAACTGGCGCTCATTCCAAATGACCCGATCCTTGTTTCTCACAAGCTGAAAGATCACAAGCAAGCCAACGCGCGACCACGACTCACTGGTAGACTCAATAGTCGTGGACATTATTCCTTGCGACTGCTCCATTCGCATCTCCTGACCCCTGAAAGTGTCCCTCGTTCCGAGGGTCGGGTCAGCGAAGCCACGGTCGGGAGAGGATATTCCAACCGCCTGTGCAGCCAGACTCCAGGCCAGATTCTCGCTCTGAAGACTCGACGGTGGCACCTCTCCCATCGAGAAGGCATTCATGTCCTTCTCCGGATTTTCCGTCACCCACACTTTCCCTTGATAGATCGTGTTCTTGTTCTCGCGAAGAACGGCTCGTCGAATCGCAAGCATCTTGATCGTGGCGAGCTTCATGCCGTCATTCCGAAGTCGGTGAGTCCCAGAGGCTTCGTCCTGAAGACCCTCGCAAATCTGGCCCACACCCCTCGACTCAAGCATGAAGCTTCGTGGGATATAGCCGAATGCCTCGAACTCTCGGGCCGCAATCCCGTTGAACGTCTTTCGAACGATCGTCTTCGTCGGACAGTGGATCGTAAAGATCAGGTCTTCCCAAGTCCCGTCATCGTCGATGTCCCAGAAGAAGTGAAACTCCATCAGGTCGATCACGCCTGTTCGACTGAACGAGAACCCCCGGATCTTCGCGCTTGCCTCCTCGCTATCAGTCGGGTCTTCGCGAAGCCACGTCTTTACGTCGATCTCACGCCCCGAATTGTCCATCGGCTCATCGTAAAGCCCCTGGGCGATCTTGTTCTGAAACTCGTGAAGCGGCATGTGAAGCTCGTGCGCTACCCATGGCATCCGCTGCACTTCGTCCCAAAAGGGCGGATAGTAGGTGTCTTCTTGCGAGATGGGGATGATCGAAGGGCCATCATGGAAGGTCATCGTCTGCGTCTGGTTGTCATCGCCCTTGAAACGCCATTCGAGAGTATCCCAGACGACTTTCACCATCAAAAGACCCATGAAAGTCGCCTCATCACTGACAATCCGCTTCACTTTGTCCAGATTGAGGTCCATTTGCGAGTTTGCGAGCAATCCGAGGTATTTGGTGATGAGTTTTGCGTCCTCGTGGTCCTCGGGATCGTCTGAAGCGCTCTTTGCCTGCCAAAACCACGGTTTTCCCGTGTCGTAGTAGCCTTTCACCTTCGCGTAGGCCGTCTGGGCATGAATCTGCGTCAGCGGAGGTTCAATTCTCGATGCATTCGACAAGGAATGCTCAGCCGGGACGCCTTCAGGGACCGCCTCACGCTGTCTTCGCCACTTTTGCCACTTCTTCACTCGGACAGACCTCTCACTTCGAGCCCTTTCAAGCTCATCGAGCAGATATCCGACGATCTCTTCCTCTTTCTCAGGGCTCAACTCGACCGCAAGAGACGTTGACTCGGGTCTCTTGGGCTCCGTGTCGTCCTCGGTCTCTTGTGTTTTGGTCTGTTCATCCAGTGTTGACATTCATTTGCCTTTCAATAACCGAAGGAATTGTCGTTTTCGACCATCGCCATCTGATAATCGACCTCTGCTTCCTCGGCCAACTCCACCTCTTCAGCGTTCGGCGGTCGTCTTAGGTGCGACAACGCCTTTTCGCTCTCATCAAGTACATCGAGCCTCTTCGACGGAAAAGCATCCTTCTCCTGCTGAAGCTCGATACTCGCTTCAGGTGTAGCATAGATAAGCCCTTGAGCGAAGTACCAGCCGACGACAGAGCGTATACGAGCTATCTTGTCCCCAACGGCAGGAGCTTCCCGTAGGTTTATCCACGTCTTACGCTTCTCCTGCTCTTTCTCAAGAAGCTGATAGAGCCCTTTCTGCATCGCGTTGGTCTCGAAGAGGCTCGCTTCGATGAGCCCTGGAAACAATTCCCATGCCTCGAAGATTGCATCGAAGACCTTATCCATCGGCATGTAGCCAACGCGATTCCACACTCGAAACGCCCTGCTCTCATCATCCATGAACCAGACGGCGACAGACGTTCGAGAGGTCAGAAGCGTCACGTTTCGGTCCTTCGATGCCGCGTCGGTAGAGATAACACCTGTCAGCGTCGCAACGTTCAGCGTCTTCACCTCGTCAGAGACCTCATCTCGAAAGGACAGAAGGAAAAGACCTGTGTTCTTCTCTACGAAAAGTCTGCACGGCTTCACGACATACTTGGTGAACTCATTCAGGCCGCTCTTACGGGGCATGTTCCAGTATTGCGTGGCCGCCGTCCAAGGGTCCATCTTGGCAAGCTCTTTCTCATCTATGATCTCGGGAGAGATCATCGCTCCGTCTTCCTGAACGAGCCGATAGTAGATACTCCACGAACCCCCAGGGACGGGAGTGATCTCTTCACTCTGAGTGCCGACGACCTCCTTTGCATCGTTTGCGAACTTCTCGTAACAGTCGTCCTGAGCGTAGCGAGTACCAACGATGCCGATGGTGTCTTCCTTCGGAGAGACAAGAAGCGCGTTGAGGTTTGTGTTCATCCACTTCTTCGCGTTCTCCATGAGAACGGTCGATTGATATTGCCAGTCAACGGCATCGAGTCCCACGGGGTCATCGATATTGAGGACCGTGTGGTGGTCACCCTCGCCACTTCCCGTTACGCCTGCTGCCTTGATGCTTGGCTCTGCGGCAAACCGCCCTCGATTTGGCATGACGATGCGCTCCGCGTTCCAGTCCTTTGAGTTTGGAAGCGGCACACGCGACGGGACAGGAGTCCCGTCAGGAAGAGACCAGCCGTTTCCATAGAGCGCTGCGTACAGAGCGTTGGAGTCGATGGTCGCTTTGGTAAGATTCCTGAAGTCTTCGGCTCTTGAAATAACCGCATTCACGAGCCGAATGCGTTGTGAGGCGTCTCGGGTCAACACCCATGTATTTGCTCCATGAGAGAAGATCGTTGATTTCCTGAAGCCTCGGGGCATGAGTGCCATCCACCGCGCCCCTGGGGCCATACAGGCGTCGCTCTGACGCCAGTTACACATGTCGAGGTGAAGAGAGTCGTTGAGTTTTTCATATGGGCCATAGGCCCCCGCGATGACCTTGAGAAAGAACCACAGATTGACAAGACCGGCCTGACGAATCATGTCGAGCGTGGAGCGAACGCCCGTTGTCGGGTGAGCGCTCGTGATATCAGCATAGAGGTCAAGCAATGCTTTCTGACCGCTCTCGAAGTTCGGGAATGCGGGGGCCTCTCGATGTGGTCTTATGGCAAAGTGACGTGGGATCTCGAAAGTAACGATCGAGCCGTCGTCATTCGCCACTCGACGATAGGTGGTCACTTATCCTCTGACCCGTCTTCGTCTACGTAATTGTCAATGTCTCGGACACTGCGGGCTATCTCATGGAAGAGGACATGAGTCAGCATTCCAAGCCGTTCGATGCGGCTTGCCGAAAAGTTGGTTATAACGTCTCCTTCCTTATCCGTGTAGAGGACCATGCAAGAGGTCATGGTACCCGCACGCATAAGTGCATCGGAAATGATCTCAGCGATGCTCTGAGTATCCGGCTTCGCGTAGGGATCACTCATTTCTTCTTGCCCCCAAAGCCATCGGCGTTAAATTGCCGCTTGTCGTCAGGCAGACCGTTGAGCTTGAGAGGTTTGAACGGAGAGACTGAGTTCTTAGACGGCGCTGCGCGCCGGTTCTCAGTCTTCTTCACTGTCTTGGACATTGAGATTCTCCTCTATGATGTCAGCACCGGGGATTTCGTAGTCGTCAATAGGGCCTCTGGACATGGGCTTCGACGCGTTGAAAGGTGAGTCATCGAGAAGGGGTTGCGGTCTTGGATCGGCTTTCGCTGGTGTAACGTTCTTGAGGACTTGAGTGGAAGTGGTGTCGCGGGCGATCGAGGCAAGTTGGCCCAGACCGGCGAGCGCTGCCATCATGACTTCGGGAGATACGGTGATAGGGAGTGCCGCGAGCTTGTCTTCTTCTTCGGCCTTGGCAAGCTTGAGGTATTTGTTGGCTGCAAGCAATCGGGCCTGATCATCGTCGGAGTTATGCATCACGTCTTGGATAACGCCGAGGACTTCGGAAGTCTTGGTCCGAGCGTGACGGCGGATCTGGTCTTGGTATTCGACATCCGTGAGATCGGCGAGGGAGGAAAGTTCGTCTGGAGTGAGAGAGTCGAGCGGATTCATGATGGAAGGATGAGCTTGGGCTTCTTGAGCGGAGCGCGAAGTCCCGCGTAACTCTCCCACGGTGTGTCACAGATAGGGCAGATGAGATCGACGGAGAGCTTAACCTCGGGCCGATCGGCATTCATGTCGGGTCGCTCGGTGATGTGGAATGAGGGTCTTGGCAAGGCTTGGGGGCCTTTGCAGTCACACATGGGGTGAAAGAGAAGGCGCATGGAGCGCTCCTTCTTGATTCCAACGATGAAAGGTGTAGCACTGAGCGTTGTCGAATGTCAAGGACGAGGAGGGAGCGGAGCGACCGACGAGTGGGTCGCTTTGAGAAATGGGGTAGATCGCCGGAGAGCCATACACCCACGGCGCGAAGGCCCTTTCCCATTTGCGTTCTCTCCAGCGCTTGGCCGGTGGGCGCTGGCATGCGAGCGTCGAGTACCCGGGATTCGCTTAATGCCATGCGAAAGGCCGAGAATCGGCGGGTGAGGGGTGGAAGTGTCAAAGGCCGCATGCATGCATGGGAGCCTCGGCGCTTGGAAATAACCATGCCAAGCCGGCAAGCCTTCACCCTTTCGCTTTCAATTCGCTTCGATTTTCGCATGGTGTCGAAAATTACCCTATCTCCATACACTACACACACATACACACACATAACACACTAAGAAAACACATGGTTTTCGCTTTTCGCTTATGAGGGTAGGTTTTTTGGGAAGGTTTAAACTTTTGTTTACTTGACGTTTATGTGTAACCTTACACTCCAATCGTCGAACAACCGTTCGTCTCCGTCAAACACTCGTTCGTCTGTGCATAACTCTCTTCCCCTACCCTTTGTTTTTACTACTCAACGCGATTCAGTTATCATTTTCGAGCTAATTCCTTATCCCACCACTAACTATCCTAAGCGAAAGTAACGCGAATTCCACGCGAATCGAAGCGAAAGATGCAAACAAGTACGTACCCCAGTATTGACTTTGTCCTTACTCTGTACTACCCTATTCGCATGAAACACCAAACCGCTCCAATCACTATCCGTCTCTACTCCGAGAGTCTCCGCTACTTCAAACGTCTCTCCGTCAAGTCCGGCATCCGTTATCAGACTCTCATCAATCTCGTATTGCTCGATGCATCCCGCCGTTCTGTCTCTCCTATCCCACACTGGCAAGCTGTCCAATCTCACGCCGAAAGTCTCAGCCCCTTAGTGATTGACTCTTCCATCACCGATCCCCCTAAGCAATCCCCTACGATCCTTCCCCCCAAACGTGAACCTACAGACAAACCCAAACCTACCGTCCGAGACGCTGCCCGTCTCATGTCCGCAGAGCTACGCGCACTCTCCAATCTACCCGACGACGACGAAACAAATGAATAGTATCTTTCTTTCCTTTTTCTCCCATTTCCACGTTTTTCTACTTGACCCATTCGTCTACATGTGCTACGCTCTATCCATCGGAGGTAAGGAGACATGAGCGACACCAAACCACTCCTCGACACTTCCTATCACGGTTTTCTCATCATGGTCCGTCCGTCCGACGGTGCCATGTGGATTGAACGTGCCGGCCTGCGCATCCGTTGGGTGCTCTCCCGTCACGACGGTCTTGAAGCAATCGATTCTCTCACCAATTGCGCGCACATGACGCGCACCCTCAAAGGAGCCTAACCATGCAAGCATACAGCAATCCTTCCCGTGAATCCGACCCGCACGCTCTGCCTGACGTAGAAGTCTTCTATATGTCCGCTGAGGACTTCCAATTCGCCGAGGACGATACATGGATGTTCGAGCGTGCGCATGCTGAAAACGACGACGACGAACAATCGGCCGAAACCGCCAAGACTCTCGCCGGCTGGTATTGGTGGACCTGCCTCCCCGGCTGCCTCCCCGATTCCGACCCTATCGGCCCCTTCGCTTCTGAGGCTGAGGCGCTTGCTGACGCGCAATCCATGTCCGATGACGACGACGACGACGAAACCGAAACGGAGCCGCGCTAAACGCGCGGAAAGGAGCAACGCAATGGAATCCGTCTACGTCGAAAAAGACTGTATCTTTACCTTTCAAGGAAAAGACTTCGAGGCCGGTGGAGCCTTCGTCTCCCCAACGCACATAGTTGCCTATCCTGCCAAGGACGGAATCCTAAACGATTGGCACGGTCATGCTATCGGCACGTGGCGTGCCGTATCTTCGTGGAAGCTTCCTCTTTCGGCATGGATCTCCGACCGTATGTACCAAATCGAAGCAACCGTAAACGGCACCGTCTACACCGGGCGCGGATGTGGCGTCAACATGCTCTACCGTGGCAAGCGAAAGGCTCGCCAGTAGCACCGTCACTACCGGGCCGCGCATGGTACACGCGGAGGAGGATTGACATGGCAAAGCGACCAACATTTGATTCGAACCATGAGCGAGAGCAAAGTCTTTTCTACACTCGCACAAGCAAGCGTGCCCTTTGGGTAGCGCTCCGTCACCTTTGTGCGAAGGACACCGGCGAGTATAACGCCGCCCTTATGGACGGACGTTGGTTCGACCGTCTCAAAGAGGAAATCACTGTGACCAAAAATGCGGACTGGTAGTCCGCCCAAACGCGGAGGAGGAAAGCAATGGCTGTCAGGAAAACCTGCGAACAGTGCGATCAAAACGAGGCTGAGTACATCGTATCCATAACAAATCTCGACGGAGAAGTCATGGATCGTTATCTGATTTGTTACTACTGCATGGACAATCAACTCAGGGAAGCCGTTCCTTCTACTGGGCATCCCGTAGACGCTCGCAAGTAAGCCGGCGCGGTCCTTGGCGGGGTTCAACTCCCCGCCCGGCTTAACGGCGCGGACACGATAAGGTGTCGGCCATTCGCGCGGCAAGCCCGCGCGACGGAGGTTTTATCCATGATCGCACGTGATTGCACAGACCAAGACTTGCGCGAAGCTCTTCGCCTCATCAACGAAACGGACACGTATAACAATCTCTACGGACCTTCGGGCAACTTCCAGGGAAACATCCGTTTCAAACACCTTGACCCAGACGGTCGCGGCTTTTCTTTTACCCTCACGGTCGAACACTCGACGGTCGGCCACGGCAAAGCCAAGCACTCCGCTCCTGGCGCCCGCATCAACGCTCTTGACGGTCGCCACATAGCCGCCGCTTGCTGGCATGCTCACGGTCGTTTCTTCCATGCCCTTTTCGATGTCAATCCCCGTGCTCGCGTCTTCTCTTCCTTCTGCAAGCGGATCGACGGCCAGTATCACGGCTGGATCACCAAGGACGGCGGAAACTGGATTGACGGTCAAATCGGCTCTGCCATGATGTCCGAATCCTGCGAATGCTAACGGAGGAAATGCCCATGATTATCCAAGACGACCGAACCGATACACAACGCAAGACGCACACCTTTGCCGTTGTCATGACGGACCGTTTCCTCTCTGGTTGGGGCCGAGCTTCAGGCGGCGCAAGCTTTGCCGCATGGGCCTGCACCTCGGATGACTATAACGAATGCCAATCGTGGGTCGAGAGCCGATCCGATGCAAAGCGCGTCCGGACCGTTCTCCTCAAGGACTACCGCCCGCGTTGCGCTCACCTTCATATCTACGTGTTCACTTCCCGTCGCGACTTCGGCCCCTCAGACACCGCCGACCATGACATCCGCGAAGATCAAAGGAGATAGAAGACCATGAACACTCACCTTCAAAACAAGCGAACCGTCCGCAACACCAATTCCAAGCGCAAAGCCGCCCTCCGTCGCCGTGGCATGTCACCTCAGTGGAAGCCTCTGAGCATGTCCCGCAAGGCCATGCGAAAACGCGCCGAGCTGGCGGTAAACGCCATAACCCTCCGTGGCGTCAAGGCCGATCTTTGCTCCACGATTCCCAAGTCTGTCACTCCCAAGCGGCCTTCCCTCTTCCGCCGCCTCTTCTCCCGTGGAAGGTGAGGCATCGCCATGACCCTCAGTGTCTACCGTCTCCCACCCCGACAGTCTGTAACGGTCCATAGTTCTCTTGTCTGCCACCTTCGCTCTATCACCGTCGAAGACGCTATCACTCGGCTTGCACGGGCCGGGGTCCTCGCCATCGAAGGCCCCAAAAAGTCTTCAATCATCCTTGTAGGCTTCACCTCTCCAATCGTTACTTTGCTTGACGACTGGAGACGCTACGGCTTCCCCCGTGCGCCTGAAGCCCGCTACGCTCTCGGCAAGCTCCGTAAGCTTGCCAGTTGAAAGGATTCACCATGCCAGATCCAATCATCAAACAAACCTACGCCGAGCACGTCCTTCACGTCGAAGGTATCACATGGGAAGGCCGCGAAGCTTCCTACGAGTACCACTACTCGGCCATCGAAGAAGGAGCATACCTCACCCATGACCGAGCCCGCCGCATCGCATCCGACTTCGAGTCTCTCACCTCTTGGGAAACCTGGGAGCACCGCACCACCATCCGCTCCAAGCGTCTCCAATCCTTCGGAAAGGAAGGTATCTGACATGACATCCAAAACAAGAATCTATGGCACATTCGGAGGAACCTTCAAGGAAGGGAAAGACTACAACGACATCGACTATCACATCAGAGAGATCGCCAAAACTATGACAACCTGGAGTCTAACCTTCACCTCTGAGACCGAACCAGTAGCGGCCGCCAAGAAGGATGCCAAGAAATGAGCAAAACCAAATCCATCACCCTCGCACCCGATCCCAAGCTCACGGCCCTCAAGACCCGAGCCACAAAGCTCCTGATGGCTTGGAAGGACATCGACGTACAGGACACCACCGGTTTTGAGTCCGCCGGTGAAGCCCTCAAGCAAGTCGTCACCCTTCGCAAGGACTTGCAATCCCTCCCTGTCTACGTCGAGCTAAAGGCCCAGAAGGCCAACCTCAAACTCAAAGAAAAGGCCCTCAAAGCCGTAGACTCCCTCATCGAATCCACCGAGCGGGCCATCCGCGAGGCTCTTTCCCGCTATGCTGCGCAACAGCGTTGGAAGCAGGAAAAGCAGATCGAATCCGCCATGTCCAAAGGCAAGGACGAAAAGGCCGCCTCACTCGCCGCCAAGCCCTTTGTCCCCGAAGTCTCAGGTCTCTCTTTCACCGAGCATTGGCATGCCGAAGTGACAGACTGGCCTGCCCTCGTAGCGTGGTGTGCCAAGGACACGGGTCGCCTAGGCTATCTTCTACCCAACCTTGTCGAGCTGAACACGGTAGCCCGCAATCTCAAGTGTGAGACCTTGGGTGAGCTTCCTGGCGTCAAGGGCGTCAAGGAAACGTCCTCTACCATCCGCACTTGACACCTCCCGCCTCGCATGTGCTACTCTTGGACCTGACAGTAACGGCCCGAGAATTGATGAAAGGAGGTCTATGGAGGAACCCGGATAGCGAATCGAGAATCCCCTCTGCAATCGAACGAAAGAGCCCCGATCTACCACGGGGCTCTTTTATTTCTCGACACCTCTTGACACCTATCGGTCCTCCTATGCTATACTCTCAATGATTCCAACAGCATCCGGGGCCGGGTGCATGAGTGTTTCGAGAAGCCGTTGGCAATTCTCGACGCCATGCAACCCCGCCCCAATTCTCGTGACGCCCTTTAGGAGGCCGCTGATGGATGAACCCAAGCGCTACACGCTGAGATTCGACACGCAGTCTGGCAGCCGGGAAATGGTCGAGGATGAGGACGGCGAGTACGTTCTCGCCTCTGCCTACGACGCCCTGCGCGCCGAGCGGGACGAGTTCAGGGATGCCGAAGCGGCCGTTAGCCATTCTTACCTTCACATCAGGGAGATGCTCAGAGCCTATGACACGGACTTTGGGGGTAAGAACCGATTCGAGGTAACAGAGAAAGCGATATGCGATCTCAAGGCCGAGCGGGACGCGCTCCAGACTGCACGCGATCAGGCTCTCCAAGACTGCGTGGACATGAAGCACATCAAGGACAAAGTAGCGGCCTTCATGGAGACCTGGCATCAGAGAGCAAAAGATGCCGAAGCCGAGCGGGACGCGCTGCGCTCACGTCTCGCGGTCCTGACGGTCGCGGCGAATCGGGTGTCGCGAGCCGTAACACCGGCGGACCAGAACAACGCGGTGATCGACTTGGACTCCGCCCTGGGCGACGTGGGAGACGTGAGGGAGCGAGTCATGAACGCCATAAACGAGAACTGCGACAACGACGATACGAGCGCCATCGCTGACGCCGTGCTCTCCGCCATGCTGCCGAAGGAGGTCCGCTCGTGAAGGCACACTTCGTTACGTTCTACAGCCCGGGTTCGTTCGTTGCGGAAGAAACGACGAAGCCCGTCGAATCATGGGACGTTGCCAAGGCCATGGAAATGGCGCGTGGAATCACCGAGCGATACAACGCTACTCCCTACGGGTTCCAGTTTTCGACGCGAGAGCGAAAGGACGATGAACTGGACTCAAAGGTCGTCGAGAAAAGCGCCCTATACTACCTGGGAGGCAAGGTAGAGACGCTGGAAGAGGTTGAGGCAAGAGCCAGGCCGTGCGACCGGATTCTGATAACGAACATGAAAGGCAACGGCTGGAAGCGGGTCATCACAAACAACAATTCGTGGAAGTGGACGCAACCGTTGGAGGACACGGACATCGTACTCCAATGGGAGCCTTCCCCGGGGGTCCACTGATGCGCTGCCCTCGGTGCGGTAAACAAGTTGTCATGTGGCATAGCTATGCTGGAACCTTCTGGTGGTACTGGTGCCCTGATCATCAAGAGCTAAGAAGGGGAGCCCGCTACCGCTGGCTGGCCCTCCTCCGCTGGTGGGTCGTGTCTGAGCCGTGGAAGCGTTTCAGGTTGCGGGTCGGCCGAGTCTCAGTCAGACCGTGGGAGTTCTACTTTGAGCCCGGTACCGGGACGTTCTATCTCGGTCCTCTGTGGGTGTGGTGGGTCGCCAGGAGGAAGCCGTGAGTTATGCCGAAGGGACTGAGGTCCCGGTCGAGCGGTCCAAGGCAGAGATTGAGCACATCCTGGATCGCTACGGGGCCGATGGATTCGGGTATTTGGTCGAGGGAGACCGTGCTGTCGTAATCTTTAGCGCGGGCGGAAGGAAGATCCGCTTTACTCTTCCGCTGCCTGAGATTGCCGAAGTAGCCAAGACGCCGACCGGCCGCAACAGAAAGCCGGGCGTGGTGGATGAAGCTCGGCGATCAGAGATCCGTCGCCGGTGGAGGGCTCTATGCCTGTCCATCAAAGCCAAGCTGGAAGTCGTCGAGTGCGGAATCTCCGAGTTCGAGGAGGAGTTCATGCCCTACATCATCATGCCGAACGGAAAGACGGTGGCAGAGCAGATCCGCCCTCAGATTGCGGAAGCCTACGAGTCCAAGAAGGTGAGCAGGCTTCTGCTCACGGCAGAGTGATCGGTTCGCGTCGCGGCGAGCGGAAGGGAAGAACAGACATGGCTGAGTCCCGAGAGTCAATCAAAAGGAGGCATCGGATCTACAAGGAACGCTATCCCGAAAGGGTGAAGGAATCGAACCGGAAGTACAGGGAGGCTCATCCGGTGGAGCGGAAAGAGAGACGTCCTGACGCGGAACGTTTCCTGTCTAAGGTAGACAAGGGCGAATCATGCTGGACTTGGAAAGGGTGGATCGACGGTTGGGGCTACGGCAAGTTCAGATATCGGGGCCGAATGATGTTTGCTCACCGCTTCTCGTATATGACCTACCGAGAACCGGTACCTGATGGCCTTTGCGTTCTCCATCGTTGTGACAATCCAGCATGTGTCAACCCGGCACATCTCTTCTTGGGGACTCAGGGGGATAACGCGAAGGACAAGATGGCGAAGAACAGGCACACCTTCGGAGAGAAAAGCAAACGTAGCAAGTTGACCCTGGACCAGGTGATGGAGATTCGGAGATCCACCGGCAACCAGCGTCTCCTGGCAGAGAAGTATGGGATACGTCAGACGACCGTCAGTGAGATAAGGAACGGCCGGAGCTGGTCAAGAGCGATCGCATTGGCTACCGGAGGCACCCCATGACTGAAACCGAACGCCGGGACCTGGAGGCGCTGGTGGAGGAGTACAAGCATCTTCCGAACGCAGGTGGGGCTGGAACAGCAGCGGTCGATGGTGTGGCATTCTATCGCGCAGTACGCTCGCTGCTGGCCCGCTCGCATGAGGAGCCCGCCTCCCCACGAGCGGACCTCGTGGCGGCGCTGAGGACTGCAAGGTCAGCCCTGTGCGGCCTTGGAGCGGACTTCAAGGATGAGGATGTATTGGTGGATCAGGATATGACCATCGACGATATCGATCCCGAAATGCTAACCGCACGGGAGGCGATAGGCAAGATCGACGCCGCCCTGGTCGCGCTGGACTCACCCGCCCCAGTCCAATGGCGAGTGACTCCTCTGGAGCCCCAGGACTACGGAGAGCATCCCGCCGAGGCACCGGACGCGCTGCGAGAGGCATACATCGAGATTCTGAGCACTGTCATCACAGACCCCGACATTAGCGAATATGACGTGGCCGACCGGTTGCTTGCCGCCCGCCCCGCCGTGGGAGCGCCAGCGGATGCGGGGCTGCGGGCTGACTTGGAAGCGCTGCTGGCAAGCATGGTCTCGCTATCCAAGAAGGACGAGATCCATCCGAGCGCCCGGGCCGCCTACGACTACGACGCGATTTCACTACGCGGCATTCTGTTCAAGTACGCCGCCCCCACCCCAAGCGCGCAGGCACCGGGGCTCTCATCTGACTCCGAGGACATAGAGCAGGCATCGAGAGACCCGTCACCGCTGCTGAACCCCGCGAGCGCCAAGCGCGTGTTCCGGTGCAAGGGGTGCGGTAAGGAGATCGAACCGTACCGCATGGATCGCAACCTCCAAAGCGGTGACATGGAGCACTGGAACGACTGGAAAGGATCGCATGTTGATGCGCGCGGCCCTGGATGGTGCGGTCCCGTGGTGGAGGAGGTTCAGCCTTGAAAGCGTCAGAGGCTCTGCGATGGGCTCTTGGGGCGGTGGAACGCGAGATGAACCTAGCCGTGAACCTCTACCCAGAAGAAGTTCGGAAGCTGGTGATGGCGAAGGAAGCCCTTTCCTACATGGAGGCCGCGGAGCGCTCTCGGGACGTAGAGACAAAGAAGGCCGTGGCCCTCTTGGAAGCCTTCGAGGAAAAGCAGGCAGCCCTTATCGCGCTAGAGCGCTCTCGGGACGAGCTGGCCCGGGAGGTGCTGCCCTACCTGGCGCACCTGGATAACCATGCTTGTGGCAGGACGCCGGTGCTATCGAAGTGTACTTGTGGCCTGGACGCCCTGCTCTCGCGTCTGGATGGAGGCGGGAAGTGAGCAACGCTTTGGCACCATGTGCGTACTGCGGGAACTACCACAACTACTCTTATGAGATGTGTCGAGACAGCCACAAAGCAGCCCCAGCGGCGTTCGCTCCCGAGCCTCACTCATTGCAGTTTCCAGAAGGGATAAGGCGAGGGCGTGAAGCCCTGGAGGCGCAGATCCGAGGGCGGGCACGTGATGTTGCGCTATATCTCCGGACTCATCCTGTCCACGAGAATGGTCTGCTCTATCAGGACATGGCCGAAGCTATAGTCACGCTTCTGCTGTCACCGAAGGACGGCGAGTGATGACCTGGCTGGCCGAGGAAGGAGCGATGATGGATACGCAGGAGGTGTTGCGTGAGTTGCAAAGCCAGAAGTGCCGTTGCGGGAAGTCAAAGAAGGCTTGGCGGTCGTTCTGTTACGGCTGTTTCAAGCAACTCTCCTATCCACTTCAACGCGCTCTCTACAAGCGCTTTGGAGAGGGCTACGAAGAGGCATACCGGTCGGCGATAGCTGAGCTTTTCAACGACGCGATTAGAGGCGAGAAGCCATGACCCCCTCCGTGCGCTGCCTGAAGAAAGGAAACTGAATGGAACTCTCTGAGGAACAGAAGAAAGCCGTAGCCCAGTGGAACGCCCTCGGAGGCGAGATCACCGACAATACCATGAAGCAGTTTTTCGAGTCATGGTTTGCCAACATCCGTCGTCTCATACGGGCCAACTTTGTCATTCACAGCGCAGCTGACATAGCAACCCGCCTTCACGCCGAGTATGAAACCTTCACAGTCCTTGGCTCAGGCCCAAGCATTCCCGAAATCCTCCAGCGCCTTCCCAAGAACCCAGGAGCGATCTTCTGCGGCCCTACGGCTCTCGGAGCCCTACAGCGCTACGGCATTCGCCCGACCGCGCTCATTGTGGCCGACTCAAACCCAGATCAATACAAGCATCTCCTCGAATGCGACATCGACCCTGAGACACTCGACGTAATTCTTCCCATCACGACCTCGCCTTTGTGGTATGACGAAGACTCCGTTCTCGATCACGATCGTCTTTTCTTCTACATGCCATACCTCGACTGGATGGGTCAGACCGACCTCGGCTTCAACGTCATTCTCAAAAACCTCGTCCCCGAGGCCAAGTGGTGGATCACGCAGGCAGGAAATGTCGGAAACCTGATGCTCAACGTTGCTGATATGTGCTGTGGCGATAGCGAGTCAAAACGGATCTACGTGGCGGTCGAAAACTCGTGGACCAAAGGTGGTCCTCGACGCGCTCCCCTTCGCTACCGTCCCGAAGACCACGGCAAGGAGCTACAAGACTTCTGGCGTCTGACAAACGATATCGTTCGTAACGACCTCGCGGAGCTTCCCTACGGCCCCGAAGTCCTCCAGACCGATCTCAAGTCCCTCGGCTACGCCATCAACCTTCTCTACATCATCCACACTTGGGAGCGGGACTTTCCCTTCAAGAAAGAGCGCTACGCTCTCCTTACCCCTGCCTCGAAGCTTTACCTTGCAAGCTCACCCGAGGTCGTGTTGCCGCTCGCTGCCCCCGAGGAGATCGGTAACGCCAACATCCACTATCCCCGTGAAGAACACTGGGGATACAAGACTCTACTCAATCTCATCAACGTGTCCAATAGCCTCCAGAATCGCCTTCGCCAAGACCTGATCGACAAGATCATTCGCGACTGGAGAGAGAAGCCCGAAATCCAAAACGTGATCGACGTTCCCTTCGATGACTTTCTTTTCATCGCCAAAGCCATCCATGCCGTTGAGCCCTCGATCCAGCTTCGCTACAACGGCCAAGAAGTAAAGGAGGATCAAAACGGCGTATCGGAGTGAACCCGGCTATAACGCCATCATCAACGCCATGCAAGGAGGATTTTTTGCCACTGCTGCCGTTGGACAGGTCGTATACCGACCAAGGAGGATTACCCCTATGATCCACAAGACTCGTGAAGGAAAGGTGTTTCTGCTTGCCGAGCTGGAGGATCTTCATCTCCATAACATCCTCAACGTGAAGCTCGACACCTTGGAAACGGCCAAGGCCGTCCTCGGAGAAGTCGCCAAGCGAAACAAGTTCGTTGAGGCACTCTACGGCGAAGTAATGAATGAGGACAACGCAAGAGACTTTGTGGCAGGCTTCGACCGAAGCATCGCTCCCTATCTTGCCGAAGCGCTCATTCGAGGTCTCGACGTGTCGGTTCACGTAAGCCGATACCAAGACCTGATCGGACGAAAGTCCAAGATCAAGATTTCCTATGCGCAGCGCCAGAAGCTTCTCGATCAGACCCCCACATACGGAGAGGAGGAAGACTGATGTTAAAGGCCAAAGCCCTCTGGAATCCCGACTTCTCCAAAGCCCCCAAAGGCACTATCGGTGCCTCCTTCAACGCCGATGGCACCGCGTGGTGGTGGTCTGTCAAGCCCGAGATCAAAGGCTCAGAAAAGCGCCCTTGGGATCTCAAGTGGCGCGGCCCCGTCGTCGGTGAAGGCTTCACGCTGATCGGTCCTGTCCCCGAGGGGACTCACAAAGCCGAGTGGAAGTCCTCGTGGGTGGATAAGAAATGAAGCCCGTCGATCGCCTCCTCGACCTCGGTTTCAGGTTTGCCTGTTGGCTTGCTGAGTGGACTCTCTTTCAAGCGAAGGTGAGATATGGTGTTACCTACAAAAACAGACTTGCCTTCGCCCCTGTGGTAGCCGGGACCGTGATGAGGATCTTGGGAAAGGGCGAGATCGTAGACCAGCTCATAATCGACGCAAGAAGATCCCCAACTGGCGTAGAACTCGGCATGTCACTCTCAGTAGGGGTGCCGAAGGAGCGAGCAAAGCTTTGGTTGACTGCCATACTTGAAGGGATGGACGATCCCGAGAATAAGCATCCTGAATGGGTAGAAAACCGTGAAGCCAAAAGCTGAACGTAAGGGCTCAAATAGCGGTTTCCACTTCTACTCCCTCTACCAGTGTTGCCAGAGGA